GAGACAACCATTGGACCTATCATTACGTGGGGAGAAGAATTAATTACCCTTCAAGATGTCCCAACCCTTTTAGATATTGCTTACACACATCCTTCTTTCTTAAAGGATCTACATGACGCTATTCAACGGGGTATGGAGTCTGCTTTTTCAGATCAGATTGAAGCCTTTAAAATGAATATGAACTTTCATTCTCCAAAAACAAACGCCTATGTAGCCTCAGCAAACCAATACATCGCTTTTATAGCGGGACCTTGGCCTCAGTACAGAAAGGTTATGGATAGTCAATGACTACTGAACGCCCAATTCCAAAGCCAACAGGAACTGTTGCAGATATCACCAGAATCCTTGGGGTTATGTCTCACCGTCATAGGGAACAACAACCTGAGATAAATCAGCCATACCGAGACACCGTACCTGGGGCAGGCTCGGGCGATCAGTAATTTGAAGTAAACTGTAAGTATGGCTATCTACTCACAGAAGATTCTAGATGAGGTTACTACGGTAGCCCGAAACTACTTGCGGGACTTTCCAAAGTTCTTTCAGGTTTCTTTTGACGCTGTGGGGCGTACTTACGAGTTAGGGCAGCCTAACATTGATGTAAGCACCATGTGGATTGCTACCAACGTTGGGGCATCTGTTACCGAACTAACATCGGCTCAGTACTCACTAGATAGCCGTAACGGTATTCTCCGCCTTGCATCCACACCTGCGTCTAATGCCAAGATCATGGTTGAGGGGTATCACTACGAGTGGGTATCCCCACAAGACCTTGAGTTCTACGCCACCCAGGCCATCTCTCAACACACTTTCAGTCTTGAAATACCTCTTGAGAACATGTCTGCTCTCATCATTGAGACTATCGGTATTGGGACAATCGTAGAAGCCCTTGGTGCTTTGATGTCTGAGTTCAGCCGTGATATTGACGTCATGACATCTGAGTCTATCCATATCCCAGCCAGCCAGCGATTCCGCATGGTGCAAAGCCTTCTTGCATACTGGACAAACCAATATGAAACACAGGCTCGTTCCCTCAACATTGGTGTTGACAGAATTGAAATATTTAATCTACGTCGTGTGTCTCGTACAACCAACCGTTATGTTCCAATCTTTAAGGCTAAAGAACTTGGAGAGTATGGTCCGATTGAGCGCATATTCCCACATCAGGATAAAGAAGTTATCCAACTTGAAGAAGCCCCAATTGACAACCTGCGTGAGGATGTCTATGTTGACATGGATCCTCCAACAGGCTACACGAATAACACATACATCTAATGGATCTTCGGCGTGAATTAAACAGTATTCGCCGCCACTACCGTGAATACACCAGAAACTACGGTGAAACGGTGGTCTGGTTTGAGTACCTAACAGCCACTACCCCTGCCAGCGCTGGGTCTATATACGATGACGTGTATGACGAAGGCATAGCAGGGCCTAATGGACGCAAGTACAAGTCAGGGGTAACCATCCCTGTCTTGATGATTACTGAAACTGAAGACCAAAAGCGAGCCATCCCAGAAGGTCGTCAGCCAGTGGAACTTACCAACTTTGTGGCTTCCATTGAAGACTTTAGAGCGGCTGGGGTAACCGACCCATTTGAATATCAAAAGCATTTGAATGATATGTTCTTGTATGACGGTCGCTATTTTAGCCTTGCTACATACCGTGTTCGTGGTCGTCTACGTGACGACGTCCTTGTAGTCGTTGAAGGTATTGAGGTTTACATCAACCAAGAAATGCCATTTGACCCAGGTCCAACTGCGATGGGTGTTCAGAACCTACCTTGGCCTACAGCGTTGCCTAGTATTTGATAAACTTAAATCAATCTTGGTGAGCGCCAAGAGGTCACAACGCCTAGAACTTAAGGAGAAGCCAATGCCTGGCTTTGATGCCCCTATACCCTCAAGTTCTAATGCGTTCATATCTGGAGAGCCTTGGGTTCTCAATAAAATGATGAACACTACGCTTGGATTCCCAAACCTGGTTGCCTCTGCGCTACACGCCGCCGCCCAAGAAGAAGAGGATCGTATACGTCGTACCTATCAAGACTACGGTATTTCTGCTGATGTCTCTGTTACATATGATGTTAACAATAGTAAATTTATTGTTAAGGCTTCAGGATCTGAGGTAGTGGAAGCAGAATACGGTAGCCCAGTATCTACGGCTCGTGCCGTCTTGCGCAAAACCGTAATCCGTGACACGGCATCTATGCAGAAAACTATTGAGAAGACCATTGAAAAAGGACTAAAGATATGAAGACTGGATTCCTTTTTGCCGAAGATGAAGCCATCAAGAAGTTGTTTACGGGTCTTACTGTTAGCGATGACCGTGACTCCTCCAGACCAGTACAGGTCTTCTTTCGCTATCCAGAGGGTGAGACTGAGCGCTACTACCCATTTATCACAATTGAACTAATTGACGTTATGCATGCTAAAAACCGCCAGCACTCAGAAACCTTTTTGAATACCCACCATGCAGGTCACCCAGACAATATTGATTACTGGCCTAGCACCTCATCGGCTAGTTCCCCAGCAAACGGGGATTTTGATTCATACAGGACTACGGAATTTACGCCGATAGATCTTTTATACCAAGTTTCTACGTTCACAAGAAGTGCCATACATGACCGACAAATTGCATCTCAGATGTTAACTACGGTTATCCCCTTTAGGTACAGTTCAATCAACATTGAGGCAGACGGAACCTCACGTCGTTTGGACCTTTTAGATTGGTCTACAGCAGACCTTCTAGACCCTGAAGCGGGCTACCGCAAGCGTATTTTCCGTAAGGTATACACACTACAGATGACGTCGGAACTCCCAACGTCTGCACTAATCGGCCTCAAGAAAGTAACGTCTGTATCAACTACACTTGAACAGACAAATTAATTATTGAAACCCTGTCACCCTTGATTTAGGAGTAAAAATGGCATACGAACGCCCAGGAGTCTACGTACGTGAGACTCCATTTACCAACAACATTAGCCCACGCACCGCTACAACGGCTGCCGCATTTGTCGGCACCGCAGAGCGTGGACCTGCTGTTCCAACCCTCATTACCTCGTGGAATGATTACAAAGCAAAGTTCGGTGAACTTGCACAAGGTTATGACCTTGGTTTTGCTGTTTACCACTACTTTGCAAACGGTGGTCGTGACTCTTACGTCTCACGTGTAATTGACACTACAGCAGTAGCATCAACAGTTGCGTACACAGGTACAGTAACTGGTGCTTCTGGATCATCAACTTTGTTTACTTTGGCAGCCTCTTCTAAGGGTGTTTGGGGTGATGATGTATCAGTAACTCTTACTTTTGATACAAACACTTTGGTTGATGCCTCATCTGCTCCAAAGGTTCAATCGTCAACTTTGTTCTCAATGACTGTTTCCCAAGAGCGTGCAGGATCTACTGTTGAAGTAGAACGTTGGCAAGAACTTTCATTTGATCCTTCAGCAAGCCGTTACTTCAAGCAAGTTCTTGAACTTTATTCCTCGTATGTAAAAGTACAGGGAACTCCTGCAACAATTGGTGCAGGAACGACTATTGCTGTTACTGGTATCACTGCAGGAACTTACTCAACGACACTCTCGTTGGCTAACGGTTCAGATGCAACTAACGCTTCGGCAGTTAGCGCTGACACTGAATGGGCTACCGCAGTAACAAACCTTGACTCAGTGGCTGGTCCATTGTTGATTAACCTTGTTGGTCAAACCTCCAGCACTCGTGTTAACCAAGTATTGTCGTATGCAGCAAACCGTGCAGACGCTTTCGTCATCATTGACTGCCCAATTGACGCCGCAACAAAGGCTGACATGCAGACTGCAATTTCGTCATACAGCAGTAGCAATGGTGGATTTGGTGCTGTGTACTTCCCAGCATTGCAAATGTACGACCCATCAAAGAGCGGTCCAACCGCCATCCGTAACACCTACCCAGGTGGTGCAGTTGCTGGAGCGTACGTACGTTCGGAGAACCTCCGTGGTGTCGCTAAGGCACCTGCTGGTTACTTCTTGGACTTGCAGAACGTATTCGGATTGGTATCAACCGTCTCTGATGCAGATCAAGGTACTTTGTATAACACGAACCATGTTAACTGCATCCGTACGATTGCAGGTGGTGGAACCATCATCAACGGTGCCCGTACGTTGGCTAAGAACCGTCCTGACAAGTACATCACCATCCGTCGCACCCTTGGGTACTTGCGCACGGTTCTTGATGCACAAACTCAGTTTGCTGTTTTTGAACCTAACGACGAACGCTTGTGGGATCGCATCAAAGTCTCATTGTCCAGCACTCTTACTGACTTCTGGGCTAAGGGGAACTTGAAGGGTGCAAACTCAACAAGTGCTTTTTACATCATCTGTGATTCATCAAACAACACCCAAGCAAGTATTGAAGACGGATATGTAAACATTGAGGTTGGTGTCGCATTGCAGTACCCAGCCGAATTCGTAGTAATCAACCTCACACAGTGGGCTGGCAACGGCTCCGCTGGAACCCTCTAATCCAAGGAGTTATTTAAAAATGGTAACAGCAAAAACAATGCGGACCGATCCGCTACGTAACTTTAAGTTCCGTGTGCAGATTATTCCTAAGTCGTCATCAGGCAATATCGCTCAAAAGTTAAGCCAAGTTAGTGAACTTGGTTTTGCTCAGGTCAGCGGTATCTCCGTAACCAACGAAATCATTACTTACCGTGAAGGTGGAATGAACACTCACCCACACAAGATGGTGGCACAGTCAGACTTTGCTCCTGTTTCGTTTGCTCGTGGTGCCTTCAGCGGACAGGATCAACTGTTCCAGTGGCAAAAGTTCCTCCATGCTTGGTTGGGACAAGGTGTTGGCGGTGAGCCTGGTTTGTCAGTTGGCGACCAAGAATATCGTTGTGACATCCTTGTGAAGGTTTATGACCACCCACACACCGCAAGTGAAATTAACGACCAAAGTGGTAACAGTAGCCTGTTCTACCAATATGACGGTAACACCCAAGGAAGTGCGGCTAGACCAATTGTTCCTGGAAACGTTAAGTTTCAATTTAAACTGTTTAATGCATGGCCTGGCGCTTACGCCTTGACCGACCTCAACGCTGGTGACAACGGTATCTTGATTCAATCAATGACCGTACACCACGAAGGTTTCTACATTGACTGGAACGGTACCCAAGACCTCGCAAGCATGTAGTATAACCAGTACCACTATTTAAGGAGTATAAAAAGATGGATGAAAAGCAACAAGCCGATGCGCTAAATGCTGCCCTTGCAGAAGAGATTCCTGAAATTAAAGCACCACCAGCAACTTCTACCGAGTTGTTGCGTGGTGTCTTTAATAAGGAAACAAACTCATGGGAAAGTACAGCGTATGTTCGTGAGTTAAATGGTTTTGACGAAGAGGCACTTGCTGCTTTAGATAATCAAAACGTTGTTTATGCTGAGTACATGTCCGTATTATTGAAGCGGGCTGTTGTATCTATTGGGTCTTTTTCTGTTAAAGATGACCCAACGATCATTGATAATTTGATTATTGGTGATCGTGACCTGTTGTTCCTAAAGATTGTTGAAGTTACTTATGGAGTAAACCGTGAGTATCAAGTATCTTGTGGATCTTGCAAGGCTATGAACGACATTGTTGTACCAATGGACGAGTTTGAAAACCGTGAGGTGGACCACGATCCACACATGCCTTTAGAAGCAACCTTGTCAGATGGCACTAAAGTTCGCATGCGTTTGCCTAACGGTATGGACAGCCAAGTTGTGGCTAAGAAGGCAAAGTCCACCGCAGAACAAAACACGTTGATGTTGGCTCGTTGTATAGAGTTCCCAGTTATGGCTAACCCTCAACAATGGGCTAAAGAACTGGGAATGAAAGACCGCAACGAACTGGTCCGTATCTTAATGGAAAGCCAACCTGGCCCTGAGGTAGGGGAGGTGAATGCCCAATGCGCTACGTGTGGTTTAGATCTGAACATCGTGCTTGATTGGGCATCCCTTTTATTCGGTTAATCTGATTCATATATACTGGGAATACGATCTGATCGCCACGGTTTACAAGGGCTTTACGCTCAACGACATACAAAATATGGCAGTACGCCAACGGGAGTACTGGTCCGCAATGGGTAAATGGCGTAACTCTGGAGACTGATGAAACATGCCTGAAGAACGTGGCGTAGGTGATGGTGCTTTTGGCGGTAGTCCACGCACTGGAAACAATGTTTCCAATGTAAACGCTAACGTTGGCATGCGCCTTGATAGGTCTATTGCCCGTTTGTGGATGACAACGTACGATGATCTTACTAGAAGAGTAAGAACGTTACGTGATGAAATTAGGCAACTAAACACCGAAGCAAGCCGTACTACTGGAGCAATCACTGGTACACGTGGCGGTGCACCATCTTCTGCGTCTACTACCACAGCCGCCGCAACTTCTAATGCGACTGCTACTACTGCACGCTTAGTGCAAGGTACAGGAGGTGGTAGTGGAGGTGGACTTGGTGGTGGCGCTGGAGCAACTGGTGGCGCTGGAGGTGGTCTTAGTGGTGCTGCTATGGCTAGTGGTAACCCTTACGCCATGGCGGCTTCAATGGCGGCTAAAAAGATTACTGGTCAAATGGATAAGTTCCAAGAAGCAATGCGCAAAGTGGATGCCCGCATTGATCGTGGTTATGGTCCTGCATTAGAGGCAGACCGCCAGAGTGTGATGTTCCAGCAAATGTATGGAATATCCCAACAACAGAACTACAACCAGTTTAGAAAGCCAATTAACAATTACCGACTAGGGCCTGGTGGTATTAACCAGATGCTTACTCTCCAAGCAGGAACTGGTCTTAACGCACAAATAATGGCTCCAGGTGTGGAAGCAATCCGCACTATGACTGGTTTTGGTTTAAGTACTGGAGACGTCAGCAACATGCTGTCAACACTGGCTTCTCCAGAAGTAAACAATCGTTTAACAATGACACTTGGTACAGGCTTATATGGTCCTGGGGGTAAACAACGCTCTCCAGTAGAAGTCATTCAAGCAATCGTTCGTGGTGCTGGTCTTACTAATGAAAACGTTGTTAAAGGCGCCTTACAACCAGGTTCTATGACTCGTGCTCGTTTGACGGCAATGGGCGTACCACCAGAAATGCAAGACGTTGTTATCCAGTATGCAATGCAAAACATTCAATACCAGAAAAAGACTGGCGGAAATAAAGGGATGTACAACCCTTCTGACCGCAAACAGTTGGGTGTCATGGGTATTGATAAAAACTTTGCCACTGAACGGGAAGTATCAGACGTACGTAGAACTCAACGTGACGAATCTTTCTACAACAAACAGAAGGATAACTACGCATCTTTGGAACGCAACACCCAAAAGATGGAAGATCTCACACGTGCTCTAGAAGAAACTACTGCCGCCCTTATTGGTGCTCGCATCAGTACCCGAAACAACCCACTAACTAATGCACTTGGTAAAGGTTTTGGGGCGGCTTTTGGACCAATTAAAGATGCCTTAGGTCTTGTTGGTGGTGACGCTGTAGAAAGTGGAAAAGGCTCTAAACCTACTAATGGTGCGCAAGGCGGTAGTGGCACACCTAATGTTCCAAGTTCCTTAAACAAAACATTTGGTGATCGTTTGCGTCAGATGATGTCAGAACGCCCAAGCATTACTATTGGTACTGGTTTCCGATCATCTGCTGACCAACGAACTATGTTCTTGTCACGCTACTCAAAGACTTCTGAAAAGACAGGCGTCTATTGGGATGGATCATATTGGAAAAAACATGCTGGAGTTCCAGATGCGGCTCCCCCAGGGATGTCAATGCATGAACTTGGATTGGCTGTTGACCTTAGGTACCCTACAAAGGCTGACGAAGAATGGTTCATGCGTAATGCTTCACGCTTTGGATTAAAGACTATTTCAAGTATTGATGAACCTTGGCACGTACAGCCAGCCGAACTTCCAAATAGCAGAAGACAGTATGAAAAGGAAGGGGCAATGTGGGGGCGTGGTCCTGCTGGAACTATTGCTTTCCCGTCTGATGCCACGTTTGAAGGAAGCCCAAATGATTCATACAGCGCTAGTGGTGGTATCACTGTTAACTCTCAAATGAGTATTGCTGACTCTATTGCCTATTCTCGTGTGGCTAATGTTATGCGCCTTGGCGGTGGTGGTATTGGCGGACGAGTTGTTACTTTGCGTACAGGTACTGCCCGCAATAGCAGTGGTGGTGCACCAAGTAGTGGCACTGGGGCGCCTAGGGCTGGTCTTAAGAGGATGTTCTCTAGTAAGTATGGTAAGGAATACTGGATCCCAGATCGTCCATTTACAACCGCAGACTGGGAAGCAATTGCAACAAACGAGTCTGGCGCTAGAGGTGGTAACTGGAAATTCCGCACTAAAGGACCAACCTTTGCAGGTGGTCTTGCTATGCACCGAGACGTTTGGAAAACCTATGGTGGTGAAGAGTTTGCACCTAAAGGCAAATTTGAACAGATTGCTACAAAAGATCAGCAAATTGAAATTGCTAAACGAGCCGCCTTTACTGGTTGGCATAACCCTAAAACAAAACAGTACATAGAGCCAGCAGGTATTGGTGGTTGGGAAAGTGTCCGTAACAACCTTATCCATTGGCCTAACACTTCAAAAGAAGGTGACCCCGTTGCTATGCCTAGCCGTGGTCGTGGTCAAACTGTTGTAGTACAAGGTGGCGGTGGGGAAATTACTATTGCTCCAAATATCTACATTCAATCAACTGGTAACAACGTTGCAGATGCTCAACGGGCTGCTCAAGAGATTGCAGATATCATTTCTCGTAAAGTTAAAACGACTGTTCTAAGGGGCATGTAATGGCTGACAACTATCCACAACGCTACCAAAACGATCAGTTTTATAATTTCAGTAACTACGAAAGTGGTGTCAAACCTGGGTATGGACCAGCAATCGGTACTCGTGATAATCCACAATTCATATGGCCTCCTGACGTTAACAGGAACGCAATTACAGGAGTGCAAACCACACTAAAACGTGGATATATGCGAATGTTGGCAGAGAGTTATGGAACAGATACGGCAATGCAAAACTTGGCTAAACGCCGTTTTCATTTCCAATTCAACCCTGACGTACTTGTACGTAGTGTTAGTGCTCGTAACGATGTTCAGTTTTGGATGAACCAAGACCCTTCTCAATTTGTAAACCCTATTCCAGGTGATTCTAACTTTGCTTTTACTTTTATATTAAACCGTGAGGCTGAAGTAGCATCAGGAACATACAGAGAAAACTCAACTGTAAAGAAAAACACAAAACCTGCAAGTATGCCAGGAACATTAGTTGATGTATATGAACCTGTTGTAGGTACTCCCCCTGGACGTGATCGTTCTGTGAAGGTAGGAACTACTACTGGTGAATACGACCCTGCGTCAGTAACGGACATTGGAGTACTTGCTGACTTAATGGTGTTTGACCAAATCATTGGTCAAGGATTAAACCAAGACTTAGCAACTAAAATGCTAGGGAAGATTGATGACTACGCCAAAGCATATAACAGTACTTTAACAGGGGCATCAGCAGGGACGCAGGACGGTCAAGATCAACAAGGCATCGTATTGCACAGTGACTTGAGCAGCATCCTTTCTGGAAGCATTGGTAACTCTGCTTTCTTAATTGCTCAACCAGTGCGTATTGTTTTCTCTTCTTTGTATATGGTTGAAGGTTTTATAACCAGCACTACGGTTACATTTAATAAATTTAACTTGTCTATGGTTCCTACTCAGTGCACGGTAGAAGTCAACATGCAGGCCATGTACATTGGGTTTGCTACTAGGGATACATTCCTTACAAGAACGTTAAAGGCTTCCGTAGAGGCTGGTGACGATAGTGGTTCACAAAGCCCTGACAAAGAAGAGGTACTGGCATTACAACCTCTTGCTGATGACCTTATTAATAGAGTTGTTCGCTCTAAGAGTTCTACGGCATCTAAATTAAACCCATTTAGTGATGACTCAGAAAGAAAAGAACTTAAGGTATCAGACGTTTTAGGAAAAGGGGATACTACTAATTTTGAAGTATCAATAGTCCCTACGAATACGTATGACGTTAACAAAGATTATATTTCTCAAGTTGATGCGACTTTAATTTTAAAGATTTATTACAAAGGTCGTGATGCTGGAGGACCTGATGGAGATTACGCAATTGGGGACCTCGTATATGAAACATCTGCTCAATCACGTGTTACTTTTGATTCTCAGGTTCCTTTGTTTAACGCCAAACCAACTAATTTTGAAATAACAAAAAAGAACCCAGTTGCTGATCAGAGATGGGATAATGCAATTAATGCTAGGTATTTAATTGAGGCAACTATTAGTTTTATTGCTACAGGAACTCAAGGTGGTCAAGCAACTTCTAAACAGTTTGCATCAGCAAATGCAAATATAAGGTTTGGCGAGTGGATGGACGGCAACTCCTTCAGTATAAAAACATTAGGGTCGCAAAAGAGAGATAGATAGTTATGGCTATTAATACATCTTCAAGGTATACAACAAACGTTGATGAGTCGTCAACAAACGTCATTGCTATCCGTAGAAAAACAACTTCTGTTAGGTACACCAACTATGTGACTCGTGCAGAAGAATCATTTGAATCTATTGCAACCAGAGTGTTTCGTGATGGTACTCAGTATTGGCGTATTGCTGATTTAAATCCCCATGTTAAATTCCCAGACATGATCCCTACAGGAACCATTATTCGGCTACCCGCATGATTTTCAAGAGTAGTCTTCCTAACTCTCCTGATGTATCAGTCATCCTTAGTGACGTCTCAGTAGACTACGCAACTATTCAATCGTTGACCGTTGACGTACACGAAAACATGCACGACATGGCAACTATTACCTTTAGTGGATTTTTAACTAAGGGTATAACTGACTATGTTGGTGTACCTGTTTACATCTCTATTGGGGTTAGTGAGAGCCGAGTAATTGAGTTCTATGGGTACGTTTCATACATTGAGCCAGTCATGGAAACAAGAAAAGGGTTGATTAACAACAGCCCTGTACAAACTGCTGTGCTTACTTGTATGGGTGCTTCTTTTGATATGAGTAATGATAAATACAAAGTGTGGGAAAACGTAACCCTTGCAAATATCGTTGAAAAGATAGCAACTACTTACGGGTACTCATTTGCAGTCCCAGATGATCGCTTTGTATGGAAACGACTGTTACAAAATAAAAAGTCAGATTGGCAGTTTTTAAAGGATACTTGTAACTCTATTGGTTACTACATGACCACATCAGGTACGCATATACATGTGTACGATCCGTATAAAGCAATTGCACGCCAACTTCCATACGTAGATTTGTTGACAGTTCGTGGTGCTTATGGAGACCTAAAGTATGTCCCTGGTAGGATCATGGAGTTTAAAGGCTTGTTCGGAGACATTACTTTAGATGGCGCTGTTTCTAAATACAACTACGTAGGTATTGACTCTTCTGGAACTGTCGTTCAAGCCTCTACGTCAGACGATGACTTTACCCAATTAGGTGAACTAGTTGAACGCCGTTATACCAATGAAGTAGCCACAAACGTTACGTCTATTGAAATGTTAAATAAACTTGCTAAAGCGTCTACCAAACAGAACTACCCATATAATGCCACTGCTGTAGTAACAGGAGTTCCAGACTCAGTCCCAGGATCCGTAGTAAAGATTGATAACTACGACTCGTACTTTGATGGCTACTGGCTCGTTAGGGGAGCCAAACATACGGTGACTAGGTCTAACTACCTTACAGAATTAACACTATCTACAGACTCTAATAATGGGGCATTGCCTACTGTCCAACCTGGGTCGGCTTTTAAGACCCCTCCGCTACCCGTCTTGGTTGACGATATGTGGAAGGCTTCTTTGGAATTCAGTGATGTCTATGTTTAGTAACCCTGTACACCGAGCGATTGTTACCTATTCAGATACTTCTACTGGGGAGATAAAGGTCCGCATACCCGCCTTGTCTGGGGTTCATGACGTCGTGTCGCTCTCCAAAATCGGTAGATCAGCGTACAATGGTAGTTGGAAAGTACCAGTAATCGGAGAACAAATAGTAGTCACGGCTGATGACCCTAACCTTAGCAACATCTTTTGGGTTCAAACAAACCCAGTAACGCCTACATCTACAACAGAAGTTGAAGCCGATGTAGCAGGGTTAACTACGGACGTAGCAGGGTTAGAAACTGATTTATCTGCTTTAACCGCCCGTATCAGTGCACTAGAATCATATAGGGACGCATTTCTGCTAGGAATCTTTAGGTAACCATGTCAACATTTAAAACTCCATTTTCTATAGCGTCATCTGGACGGGTTGATCGTGTTATGGACCAGAACTCCATGGCACGCCAGCAGATTATTGACGTCTTGGTAACTTCTAAGTTTGAGCGAACAATGCGCCCTGGTTATGGTGCTGGCGCTAATGACTTGATGTACGAACCAGTGGACGAATTGGTAATTGGCGAATTTAAAACAGATGCATTGGCAGAACTGAATAAAAGAATAAACCTTGCAAGTGTTCTTGATGTCCGTGTAACCCCTGCCAGTACTCCATACTTTGCAGATGACATCAGTAGCACTATTGAAATATCCGTCCATTACAGAACAGCCTCACCAGGTGTTCAATCCTTTTCATTTAACATCGCCGCTCCTGGCACTTTCACTGAGGAATCAGCACTATGACAACTTTTGACTATACGAGTAGAGATTTCACATCTATTCAAAACGATCTGTTTGCACGGGCTTCACGGCAACTTCCTGAGTGGACATCACGAGACACTGGCGACTTCGGTGTACTCATGGTTGACTTATGGGCGTATATGGGGGACATCCTTCATTACTACGTAGATCGTGCGGCTGGTGAATCGTTTTTGAATACTGCTACTCAGCGTGAGAGTGTTCTTGCAATTGCAAACTTGTTAGATTACCTTCCTTCTGGGCGTCGTTCAGCAAAAGTAAATATTCAATTAAACGCTGCACTGACTACGGCTTCAGATACCAATCCTGTGTTCATTCCAAAGTACACACGGTTTAAGGCAACCCCATTAGTTGACACAGCCTCACCTGTCATCTTTTTGTTAGATACCCCTATTGCTTTTGTAGGAACAAGTTCTGGCGCCAGCGCAAGTATTGTTTCTGACGGCGTCACCTACAACACATACCCAAAGACTCAAGTTATCTCGGTGGCTTTGACTGAAGGTGAACGCTTTACTGAAACCTATACCTCTACTGGATTGATTGGTCAACGTATTACTTTACGTCAAACTGGTGTAGTCACAGACAGTATTACTGTTACTACAAACGAAGGTGGCGCTGGTTCTACAACAACCTATGCCTATGTTGAACGCATTATCAACGGAACAAACAACGACAAAATCTACGCCGTAGACCTAACAGCAGACAGATCGGAAGAGCAC